AGTGGCCCTTTCATCTTGATTCTCTTTGCCATTTTCATCCTCACCCCCTTTCATTGCTTGATATTCCTCTTTCTTATCAAGGAATACATAGTTCAAGCTGGATTGATAGCGATCCATGTTAGGATCAGACGAACGCTCTTTACCAAGCTCCACGCGCCCCTCGTTGGGTGTGATGACTTGGTTGATAATCAACTTCGTGATCTCGTCTACGTTTCGACCTGTCACGCTTCGAGTGTCGAACTCGATCTTAAACAGCTTGCGTTCTTCATCGCCCAGCACTTTAAGGGCCAGCTCGCTAGTGATTGCATCAAAATAAAACGGCAAGTCATTCGCAACATAATCCTCAGCCAACTGTGCTACTGACTGGTTAGGGCTATTCACCCCCAGCTTATAGCTTGGTACTCGCAAGGCTTTCGCAATTTGTGCGGTCGTAAAGTTATTAGATGTAATCAGTTGCAAGACATTCGTGTCAATTTCTAGTGGTGTATATTCCTGTGTATCGTCAAACACTAAAGGACTACCACCAGTCGAACCCTCACGCATTTTCTCAAAGTCCATACGGGCTTTTTTGCGGGCTTCACCGTTTAACTGCGCACCTTTGAGCTTGATAATCCCGCTTGAGAATCCATCACGGAAGAATTTAATTAAGGTATTCAACCCACCATCTTGCAAGCTGATCTCGCTACCAAGTGAAAGTAGTGGAGATCGTCCTAAAATAGTGTCATGGCTAAAGAATTTCCAATGAATGACATCTTCCGCTTTACATTCAATCGCCTTACCCGTCAAACGGTCACGGAAGGTATATATCAGTCTGTGGTCGTCCGTTTCCTCTACAGTCGTTTCGGACGGCCTGTAAAATTGAAATTGAAGCGCCTTATCAGTATTAGGGTCTCGTAAGATTCGAGAAAATGAATTACCTGTTAGTATCGCGTTAACGGTCATAGCAAACTTCCACGTTCGTGCTGACACGTTACCAGTCGACTTAACATTTAAGAGATAGTTCAAATCTGCATCTTGCTCGATATTCCCCGTAAAGTCTTTCTTTAATAGCGGGAATCGTGCGATATCCCCAGCGATGATGGTGACTGCAGTTAAGATATCGCTGTTCTTTAATGCAGAAATTCCCGTGTATTCTGGGGAGTAGTTGCCAGACAACACGGAAGAAATGTAATCATCGTAAGAGGGTTTGGTTGATCCCAATGGTTGAAAGAAACTCATATAATCTCACCTCCTTTCTATCCATCGAAATCAATGTTTTTTATGTTTACGTTCGAGTTGTTTAATCCGATTTCCTAAAACTTCAATGACATCTACTGTATCTTGCATAAATTTAAAGAAATCATTCTCTAAATACTCAATACGTTCTAGTAACTCGTATTTCTTCTTGATTCGTTTCTTCATTGCGCACCTCCTCGATCAATGTAAATGGCTAAAATAATTAGGATCAATCCAGTTGATATAAATCCAACCACTGGATTGACTAAAAATAGACCGTAAATTAAAAACCCTATGCCGATCAGCAATAGGATTGTATGTATATACTTCAGTAAGATCAAAATAGGCTACCTCCTCCCAATATTTTCTCGTTCGTCCAGTAGCCAGATCCGTCAAACGGTTCAAGGTAGCATACCGCATAAGCATCTAATAGGGCATCTAGTGGGTCGATCTTGTTGCTATTCTTATCTTTATCAATACGCATACCGTTATTATCGACTTTGACACGCGCATTATTAATAGCCATAGTGAGTAGCTGATTCCCAGCGTGCTTGATTGTGCCTTTTAAGACTTCATCTCGTAGCTGTCTGGTTGGCATATTCAAAACCATTGTGTTTTGTCTGACTTCGATTAGTGGCCATTCTGGATGTCGCTTCTCAATCATCGCAATTAATGAGCTAAATTGATATGGGTCAAAGCATATTGCTTGTAATTCCCATTCATTCATATAGATCATCTCTTCCAATTTCTCAAGTACACGTTCATCATCAATCACACCACTTTCAAGAGTGGTTATCTCGCACTCACCCATACGCTCTAAATTCGTATAAGAGACACCATCGCGTTTCTCTTTAGCGACTAGCCCATACTTGGTAGCTACAAACGAAAAACTGTCACAAAACCAATAGTCATCCATCTGGACCATCGTGGATATAGCAAACAAGTCGTTAACCTTACCAACATCGACACCAATCCAAACCCTACGCTTACGTGTGTTTGGCTTTTCATCGAGTTTAGCTTGCTGCCAGCTCGATTTATCCATATACGATGATTCTGATGATTGTCGCCACATATTAAAGTTCTTAACCAGCACTTCATTCACCGTGCCAGTTTCAAGAGATACTTTCCTACGTGTTCTTAGATAATCAATCATGTTATCGTAGAGCGCTTCAACCTCTAAAATAGGGTTTGATTTGATCCAGTTGGCTTCATCTTTGATTTCTTCTTCGTTGTCTTGTTCTGCAATAAATGCAAAATATCCATCATCTGTGACTTCATCATTTAAAATACGTTCAATGTATGGATATTCGATTGTATGCATTGGTACGTTCAAATCAAATCCAGCGGTTGAGATAATCAAAATTAGTGGATTATCTAACTGACCTTGACCAGATTCAAGAAGCTCAATCATTTCATTCGTTTTTGATGCTGCAAACTCATCTAGCACACCAACATAAGGTTCAAATCCATCGACTGCCCCCGTATCTCGTGAAAGTGGTCGTATATAGGATTCATCTACCAAGTTACGCAATTCCTCCCGCACTCGTTTAGTGGCCTTACGGACATCTTCATCTTGCGCCCTTAATGCATCTAATTGCTTGCGTGCCATCTCGAAAGCTATCTTTGCCTGCGTTTTATCGTTAGCTGTACAAAATAGTTGCCGTGACATCGCTGGGTTGCGACCAAATAGGAATTCATAAAGCAAGATACCAGCCACAAGAATCGTCTTACCATTCTTACGGGCCAGTGAGATCATCGCTTTTCTAAAACGTCTGATAGTCTTGTCTGATTTTCTGCGCCAACCGTACAAACTAGCGATGATGAATTTCTGAAATTCTGCTAGTGGGTAAGGTTTGCCAGTTTTAACATCTGGGAGGATTTCAATAAAATCAATCGGGTTCTGCGCCATATCTGGAAAGTAGTCGTAGTCGCTGTTTGGAATATTTTCCAAATCTCGCATATGTCGCAAACACGCTTTATAGACTTTCTTGCTGACAATACGTTTTCCATCGACAACATCTTTAGCATATTTGTATGCTACGTCTTGATATTTCTTATCTACGATTATTTCAATCCTCCTTTCTGACAAAATACAGACCGTGTAGGAATCGAACCCACGACTACAAGGTTGGAACTTGTCATGTTACCTCTACACTAACGGCCTAAAATAAAAAGCCATTTCATTAAGAAATAGCTTTATCCTCCAAATTTATCAAATATACTGGTTTTCTTCTCTTCCACTTGTGGAACATATAACTTCATTCGGCTATCCACGGTCAGACCAAGCTGGGATGCTGCTCGTGTTAAGTTAGTAGTCGCACGCTCAAGACTGTATAGCATTTTATTCGGCAAGACTTTACCACTGCTAGTCTCGTATACGTACCCTTCCTTCTGCAATCCGCGAGAGATTTCCTTATAGACAGCATACCATGTGCAATATGTTTCTAAAATCGCTCGATCAAGATTTCTTAGGGGTAGTTTTCGCAGATCATTAATCACACACTTGTATTCTGCTTTAGCAATAGCATCAAAGTGTTTTGGTGGTGTGATTTGTAATGCTTCCAAACCATCAGAAGCCTTGTCTTCAATCTTCTTACGTGCAATCTTCTCTTCTTTCGTCAAATGGCTTTTAGTAGTCGCTACCAGCTTCATTTTTCGTCCCAAATTGACACCTCCTTTACTGAAATGACTTTTTAAAAACGGAATTTTTCGTACAAAAGAGGCCGCGTCCTTTAAATAACGAACTATATAGCCCCGTTCATAAAATCGTGTGGGTAAAATCCGAACATTATTTAAAAATCATCCGTGTTCGTTCATCCAATACCAACCGTTCGGTTCGGTCGGTTGACACTATCGACAATCACAATAGATTGTTACGATAGAGAATTGCTCTCTTATCATTGCATCTTTTGCAACTTGCTTTTAGATTACTTCTATCTAATCTTCTGTTCCAATCAGCTTTCAATGGAATCACATGATCACTCATTGTAGCTTCGTCTCCACAATACTCACAAACATAATCATTCTCAAGTAGAACCAATCGTGATAATGCTTTCCATTCTTTTGAATTGTAAAATGCTTTGGCTTCTCGATCGTACTTCCATCGCATACGATTGTATTCCCTGTACTCGTCTTGCCTTGATCCATAGTCAGATAAGACTCTCTTGCCTCTTGACATAGTTAGTTTCTGTGGTCTCATGTTATCACCTTTTAAAATAACAAAAGAGATCCACAAAGCTATTGCAGATCATTGGTACTAAATAAAAAGGCAAAACAATTAGGCTTGCGAACGTTTCTGCTGCCTTACGAATCTCTTTCTGTATACTATATTATCAGCTTGTGTGTATCATTTGTTAACATTTAGTTCATTTCTTAAATGTTCAATCGCTTTTGTTCTTGCTCTTTGAATTGTTGCATGAGAACAGTTTAACTCTCTTCTGGTTTCTTGCCATGAGTAGCCATTAACGTACATTAATCTCAACACGATATTTTCTAACGGGTCGTCTAAATCCTCGATGGCATTTATAAGGCGCGTGCGTTCTTCCATGAGCTGATGAATCTCCGCACGAATCTTTTCCGCCCCGTCAATGATTTTGATGTTTAAATCTTCCGTGGCATTTCCTTGCTTACTGCCTTTTGGTTCGTCTGAATATACCTGCCCCTTTAAAATAGCAGACTTGAGGTTTTCGATCTCCTTCCGTTTTGATTTGATTTTGATATCAATATACTTTAATGCAGATAGTCTACTTGCTATGTTCACCACTTACCTCCGTTTTGATTTCCGAGAATTTAATTTCACTCATCTCAAAATCATTCATAAATTTATCATAGCTGGTAGCGTACTTCTGACCATTCTTGATAACTTTATAAATAATCATCGTACTGTAATCAAAGTCATATCTTGCGTTAAGAATAACACGTACAAGAGTTTCATCGCTTTTCTTCTTCCATATAGTATGTGGTATTGGTATCTCCATATTAAACCTTACCATGTTAACCTCCTACTCCGTTCAACTCTGCCACCTCTTTTAATTCCTCCGCCCGTTGTCGCTCTCGCATCTGATACTCGCTGTTTAATTTATTTAAAATCACATCCTGCGCATTGTTCTTCTCAGCCATTCGCTGGATAGACAACTCATGCTCTTGTACCGTCCATTCGAGATCGCTCACACGTTTATTAAGACTTTCAATCCGTGAATTGAGATTAATGCACACGATCAGAAATACCAGCGAGACTGAGCCGAGGATTGTATAAAATAGTTTATTCATGCTTATCCTTTCTATTTTTAAAAGCTATCGCACCAGCCCAGATCAAGCCAGAGAGCCAGACCAGTGCGAATAGTATATAGATAAAGTTTTGAAAGTCCATCCCACTACCACAATACACCTTTCAATTTATTGAATTCTTCCTTTGAGATATCTGATTTAAGAGTTATCTCAAAATTTCTAAAGCTAATTTCACTAGTTGACAATTTACTTGCATTAATACTTCCAGATTTAATGTTTCTAGCATCTGGAATATATTCTTCAACAATGTT